TACTTCCATGTGCATCATTGGGTGCATCATACAGCCATAGCTTATTGCTATACAAGTCATTTGTGCCTAAGTCAACGTCATTAGTTGCGCCCGTATAAGGAACTAAACCTGCAATACTTGGAATTGTAGGTTTATTTAAAATTTCAGCATCTCCAATTATCGCGTTCCAATCCGCGTTAACATTTACTTGAGCGCCATCTTCAATGCCATCTAGTTTAGTTTTAAGCGTATTCGTAAAATCGTTTTCGCTTAATCCTTTACCAGCAATTATATCAACTTTTAAATCTAATGCCGTTTTTACCGCTTTTTGACTAGGATAAAAAATATCTGAATTATCGGTTAAATCTGTTTTTTTATTTGCAACATCTTCGGGTGTGAAACCCAAAGCAGGTTCTTTTGTATCTGCGTAATCCTTAGTTATTAAACTTGTTCCAGTTGTTGGTGTTGTTGAGACTAATTCAGTATAAACAATCTCTGAATCTGAATTTAAAGCTAATGGCGTACCATCACCATTTGGAACGATATTTCTTAAAAATCCACTTTGCCAATTTAACTCCAAATCATTTGCACAAATTAGTGAAACTCCTTTGTCGCCACCTCGTGAAGTGTCAAAAGTTCCCTTAGAAAGACCAGCACGATTTGAACCTACGACAACTCTATCATTTGCTGTTAAAACAATATCATTTCCAGTTGTTTCGTTTCCGTTTTCTAAAACTTCAGGTAAATCAATTATTGGTTTTGGAATATTAATTTCTACTGCCATACTACGTTTATTATTTGATTTGAAAGCGTTGGTAAAGTTAACGGTTCTTGTTCTATACCATCAACTGTAAAGATATACGTTGTATCGGGTAAAACAAGATTTACACTAGTTGTAACTAAATAACTATCGTCTGAATTACTTACTGTTATTGGATTGCTACCACTTACTACAATTTGTCCTCCAGAAACACTTGGAATGTTTACCGTTTCAATTACAGTTCCTTCACTATCTACTAATTCAACTGGTGTATTTGGCACGATGTAACTAGATCCATTTGGAACAGTTCTTTGCCATTCATCGTTAGTGTTTGATAATTGAACAAAATCGCTTTGAGGAATTGCGTTTACACAAATAGAACTATTATCACGAAAAGTAATTTTTCCAGTTAAAAAAACTCCACTTACATTTGAATCAAAAAGGTTGTGAAATTGCAAACAATTTGGCGAAATAAAATCTTTTACCGAATCTGAATTATTAATTAAAATAATCAATTTTCTTGCTTCAATTTCTGCTAACTCAACAACTTCATCGTGTTGTTCAGGCGTCCAATCTAATTGCGATTTATGAAATATTACAAGTTTTAAATCATAAATCCGGGTAATTGCACCACTCGTTGAACTTACAAAATTAAAACTTATTGGATCGTCCAAATAAACAGCAGGATTTATTTGATTGTCTGAAATAAAATTCTGCCAGTCACGTTCACCACGTCCAAAATCATAAGACGTTTGCTCAACTAACGATTTTATAAAATTTGAGAATGTCATCCTATTTGTCTAATTTTTATTCCAGCAACGTATCTTTTGTTTTCCTTACAATTCACTTTCCAAAGCGGATAAAGTTCTCTGTTACGGTCCAAATAAAGCATAAACCTATCTGCATAAACTTGTGAACCGCTACGAGCTTGTTCAACTAATCGAGAAACTGTTTTTTCACTTACGTGTTCAGAATATTGATTTGCTTTGTGAACGAATCCAGTAGCCGTTGCAATAACCGAACTATTTGCCGTATACCTTGCATAAGCCGAATAAACTAAAAACGCTTTTATTCCTTCTTGCGTATATTCTTTTCCTCCAAAAATGTAAGTTGATCCATTAAATAGATCTCCGTAAATTTGCAAACTTGGTGATGCTTCAAAATCTTGAACCAAAGCGAAATAAAATTCATCACCTAAAATTGGACGTAAATCAAAATCCTGAGCTTCCAAAATTTGTGGCGTTAATTGTGCGATTTCATTTGTATTTAATGAAATAGTCTTACGCGCTCTGATATCGTTTATTGTAATTAGTGCTGTCATATTCCTAACATTGTGTTTGCTTGTTGTTCAGTAAGTCCAAATAATACAATCATTGAACCTTTCTTTTGTTCAATAGTTAAAACAGGATCTGCAATAATTGAAGTTAATGCTTGTGTCCCTCCAACTCCTAAAGTTACCGCTAAAACGCTGTTGTCTGACTTGGCATCCTCCAATGCTTCGTAACCTAAAGACTGTCTAAATTCGTTCTTTGTGAAGTATTGAGCGTACGTAACATCAAGTTCCTTTTCAACTTTTAAAGGTATAATTGAATAATCTTGTGAAGGACAAATGTCATAATAAAAATTTGTAAAAATCATTTTTAAAATTTCTTCAATAATTAAACGATCATCTGCCGTAATTGTATTGTAAAAATCTGTTGCATCTGAAATTTCTTTTGACGTTCCCAAACTACCGCTTGTGCGGACCAACAAAGTTGGCGGAATCAAAAACGATTTTATGATATTATCACGACTTGAATTTTCAGTATATTCATAAAGTCCATCGTAATCTTGAATTTCAACTTTTTTAAGATCAATACTTTCTTCGTCCGATTCTCGTTGCATCCAGAGAATTGTTCCAGAACCATCGCCACCTTGAAAGCGTTCTAAATTTTCTGCAAGTCCGTTTTCTTCGTAAATTTCATTTCCATTTTCATCTAAAGAAACTTCTTCTTTACCAGTAATTAAAATATGACTAGCGAGAAAGTTTTTTGCACTTGTATTTGCCTTGAATCTTTTTGTTTGAGCTTCAGTAATCATGTCCTCCAGAACAGCATCAAAATCTGCTAACGGATATTCTAAACCGTTTGGTGTCCAATATAAAATTTGACCTTTGTAATTTTCAAAACCTCCAACCGCTTCAACTTCACGAAGAACACTATTTGGATTGTAAATGTTTATAAATTCAACATCTGTTTTTTTAAAGTTTTTTCTTTTTGTTTTTCCCCAGTCATCGTAAACTGCAATTTTAAATTCATTATCGTTTATTCCGAGTCTGCAGTATTCAAAATTAATTGGCGTAACATCAACTTTTTGCCCTAATCCGTTGTAATTTACATGCAATGCAATTCCATTAAAGCTACCTTTTGAGAAAGCCATTTTACGAATCAACTTGTCAACTGTTAATCCTTTTTCATTAACTACAGCTTTGTAAAAGTCAACGTCCTTTGCACCTCGCCCCATAACAAAACGTGTAAACATTCGTAAACAAGTTTTTGCAGTTCCTGAGTCGTTAATAATATCAATAACTCTTTGAGGGTAAAGATTATCTAAGTCATACGCTAGAATATTAAGATCTCGAATATCAATTCTGTCAATTCTAGCTTTGATTTTATTTCTATCCGCTGTAATCTTAACTTTCGCCATTTTCGTTTTCGTTAATTGTGGTTTTTTTCACTTCCTTTTTTTTGCGTGTTTTTTTACCACTTACAATTTCTTGCCAATTTTCAGGATACTCAGTAAAAAATTTGATTGTTGCCGGGCTTGCTTTTAAAGCATTTATAAATTCAGCATCTGTTGAATGTTCTGTTATTGTAGGGTGTAAAAATGAAGTTACGACCGTTCCTTTTCTTAACTTAAATTTATTCATAATTGTTAATTTTATTTGTTGACGTTTTGAGTAGAAAAATAAATCTTCAACGCATTTGCACCCTCTGGATTGATTTAAAGAAATTCCAAAAAAATGTTTATTTAGCTTATTTGCATTTTGCCATTCATTTGAATTGTAATCATTACGCCATTTTGCAATTGAAATTTCAGATCTTAAAACTTCCTCAAGTAATTCTTTCATAGTAAAAAAAAATAGGGTACAAAAATTGCACCCTATAAAATTACATATTTTCAATGATATTTTTACAAAGCGTCAAAAATAGCTTTTGTTGTCGCATAATCTGTATCGAAAAATGCGTTTGGTAATTTAGGTTCTTTGTTGTTTTTTGTCAAGAAAGTAACAGCAAATGCACCTTGTGTTTCAGCATCGTTTGCGTTTCTGTTTAATACTGTAAATTCTAATCCAGTTGTTAAACCGTAAACTTCAAATGCACTTTCACCGTTTGGTCCTTGAAAATAATTTTCAGTAATTACAACGTAACGACCTTCAACTCCAGCATTAAAGTTTTCTTTCATTTCAGGTGAAATGTCAAATCCTAAGATTTCAACTTGATGATCAAATTTCTTGAAATACGTACCATCGACAAGCATCACTTGTGGTCTGATTGAATTGCTTACGCCGTCAACTTCAAATGCA